TAGAAGATTTGTAATCTGCAATAACTATACAATCATCAAAATCAAGGTAGATATCATCAACTCGGCCTGCGTAACCGCCTCCTCTAAGAGAGTACAGCCGAGCCTCATGTAGTAAAACCCCTTTTACCTTTTCAAAACTCTCAGAAACATAAAAATTAAAAAAGAGTTTTCTGCCCATGGAAAGCTCTTCGGCAGTAAAGCCTTCCCGTTTTGAGTACTCCTGAGTTTCCTTAAGAGCATATAACAATCTATCCTTTTTTTCAACAAGATCTGATGTAAGAAACATCTCGATATGATAGTGCATCAAAGTGCCACGGTTTGCGCTAAACTTTGAAATTTGATTGGCCTTTTCTTCGCCAACGCTTTCTCTCCATTTTTGCAAACCAGTGTCATCACTAGTTGCTCCTAAAATAGTAGTTACGCTTGGTAGATAGTGTGTCTTTTCTTCTTCTTTGACGACATAATATCTTCTACCATTAATTTGTACAGTATCAGACATTTATGAGTTTAATTAGCTCTTGAACAAGATTTACATCGTAAAGTTTTTGGATAAAGTTGTGTAAAGCAACTACACCAAAGTAACCACCAATCCAGCCAACAGTATTAAAGATAAATCTCCAAGTATTCAGATACTCAACTTCTGGTGTTAAAACAAGAAGATATGCCTCCTCGCCTGGAATTTTTTCAAACTCCGGATACAATACATCGCTTAGTTGCAATTTCAATAAAACTTCATCGTACTTACGAAGTTGTGATAGAACATAAGGCTGCTGCGAATAAGGTTGACTTGCAACCTCTTCTGGAAGATTGACAACGGTGTACAACCTACCAATCCAATCAACTCGTAAACCGAATTCAAGTAATTCTTCTTCATTGGATCTGGTAACCCGGCGGCTCAGCATCCATATTCTAATCTCCTCAATTAATTTAATCCAGTACATAAAAAAGTGTATATATGTTTTATATACCCTTTTTCAAAAAAGTTTAAGAAAAGTTAGTCTGCTAAAAAGTGTAAGCTTCCTATATCTTTTTGCACCAATTTTCTACCGCGATTGATTCTGTTCTTTACAGTTTGTGCATTAACAGGTTTTCGTGCTTTAAGTTTTTTGATCTTTGACTCAAGCTTCTGGCGCGTTTCGTCATCACATCCCTTTTTTAAGAGTGATAAAACTTCTTCAAGTTCTTCCTGCTGTTTACGATTACAATCATCTTCAATCTCTTTGTATGACAATCCATCAACGAATCGAGCAACCATAATATCTCGGTAGATTGGCTTAAGATTTTGAATTATTTGAATAGCTTCTTTAAACTTGCGTTCAACGAGGGCTTCTTTTTGCAACAACTCCTCTTCAGTTTTTCCAAAGGTGTATGAAGGGCCAGAGTTAGTACTGCGCATCTCTTCATCTTCGTTAATATCTGAACCATTGTCTTGAAAAATTGAAATCGAAACTTTCTTATTTCTCTCTCTGATATACTGAATTGCATCATTATATGCAATAGTGTAAGCCCATGTGGTGATTTGAAACTCCGGATTGTACTGATCAATCTTTGTGTAAACCTTTGTCATTGCTCCAGCAACAATGTCCTGGGCTGCAATTGGGTCCTTCACAATTCCTAAGACATAAGAATTCATACGCGGCTGAATCTTGCAATATAATTTTGTAAATGCTTTATCGGACTTAGTATTTTTGAACTCAACAGCAAGCTGGCGGTAAGTTTCTTTTGACATCTCTTTCTTAGTTAATCGTATTATTATATTGACTAGAATTATTTTGTTTCAATTTCTTTTTGATCTTTTATCAGTTCTTTGATCATATCAATTTCAACAGGTGCCCAACCCCAATGATCAACTGCACAGTTTACTCTATTAAAACGGTTTAAATCTGTTTTTAAACTGAACATTGAGAATCCATGAAAATGTACTGTTCCTTTGGACATTCCCTCCCACATCGCAAGAGGATAGTAACAAAAAACACAATTTATGTCAGAATCTTCCCAAATGCCTAGTGTCATTATATTGTGTTTATCATCAAGAGCATGATCTTCATCTAATATATCAATAATAGACGAATCCGATGGAGTGTTGATAAAGAACACAAGTCGTCCGTTAAGTTTCTTCAGAACTCGCTTTGCACTGGACGGATCCCATGCAAAACCACCTAAAACATAAACGAGATCAGACTTACTAACTCGTCTGTTCCAATTTGCAATAATTTTACGTTCCATCTCAGCCAAACTACTGAAGGGTCGATTTGCAATCTCAAGGATTTTTTCTCGACCGAAGAAAGTATCTGAAGTTACAAAGACTCGTGACATAGGTAGTAGTTTAGAAATACTAATTTATAACAAAAAAACGTCATGGAGAAATAGTTGTTAATAACTATCACGAATTGTTTAAAATTCTTTTAACAACATAGTCTAACATCATATTCGGGAAGTCTAAGTTACTGATTTCAGCAAAGTAATGATACTGCGGTGAGCTGTTCACCTCCATAATATACCACTCCCCGGTTTCTGAAGATTGTATAAGATCCACTCCCGCCATTCTTTTATCTAAAACTTGTGCTGCATTTATTGCAATCTGAAGAACCGATTGAGGAAGATCTGAAGTTTCACCCTCTCCGCCCTTTGAAAGATTATTTCTAAATTCCTTTTGCTTATCTTTACTCCAGCGCTTTGCAATGGCAATAGGCTGGAAGTTAAACAGCATCACTCTGTAATCTCCATCGTTATCGATAAACTGCTGAACCATTCTCATCTCTTCAGTATTGCCTGCGTGGGTTGACTTATCTTCTGTATTAAAATAACCTACCAACTCCTTTTTGTTTTCGGCTTTGTACACTCCGTCACCCTGTGATGAATTCAACTCTTTCACAACGATAGGATAATTCCAATCTTTAGTGTAAGAAAGGGCAAGATCGGGATTTGAAGTTACAAAAGATGGGATGTACGGTAATCCTGCACTAAACAAATTGTACATATCAGCAACCTTATTCCCACGATCACTGGGAGTGCCGTATGAAAAGTACTTAACATTGTTTTTATTTAAATAATCAACAACGAGATTTGCAATTTCAGTTTTCTTTGCCATCAATCCCAACATCACAAAATCATAAGATTTGAGTGGAATCTTGTCAATCTCAATACATTTATTGTCAACAACTAGAATATCACTGTATTCTTTAAAATCCACATTTAGCCCCTTTGAGCGACCTAATTTCTTATAAAGAGGTGGAGTTCTTTTGTATCCATCGGAAAATTCATCCTCAGTTCCAGGTCTCGAAACTGCAGATATATCAAAGTTTAAGAATAAAACTTTGGCAAAAACAGGAACATATTCGTTAAATTTAGATATCATTTCTCGAATTTTATTCCTGCATGGGGATCTCCCTTTGCAGACAAAGCATCATAACTAGCAGGAGATTTAGTAACTACGAACACTTTGTCTGGATTAACGATAGTACCCATTTTTTCCATAAAGTTACGATTCGCCAGAAACGGAGTGCTCTTCTCAGTACGATCAACGATAGCAACTGGAACATCTTTGATTTCTTTGTCTGCAAACCATATACTCATTCGAGTGAATGGTCTCTCCTCGGTTTTGCTTCCAACCTCGGTTGTAGAAACATCCACTATTTCACTTTCGTACTGCTTGTCATTAAGAGTCCAGATAATCTTATCATCTTTATATTTGACCTCATCTGCGTGCATTGAACATGCTCTTGATCCGTTTCCGGTGTCAAACTTAGCAACCATCTCTCCAACACCTGGAACATATATAATCTCTCTAAAGCCAATTTCAAGTTTAGGAAAAGACCAGTTTCTTTTTAATTTTATGTAGGAAATAATGTTTTCAATGATAGCGTTTCCATTAACACTAATCATACCAGCAGTTCCCGGAGAGGAGTTAACCTCCAAAACATAAGGTTTCTTAGTCTTCTTATCAATAATTATATCGACACCACACCAGTTGCAACCCACTACCTGAGCAGCTTCAATTGCAATCTTCTCAATTTCAGGTGTAATGTCGCTGCTTTCAACAGTTCCACCGAGCGAGTAATTAGTTCTAAAGTCACCTTTGATTACATTTCTTCTCATCACTCCAATAACCATAGCGTTATCAGGATCTGGTTTCGCTGGATTAAACTTCTTAATCAGAACTTGAATTCTTAAATCATGATCAGATTCTATCTTCTCTTGAACTAGAATCTCAGATTTAGCGCTTAGTTTTTTAAATGTTTGATACACAGATTTTAAAGAAGACATTGAATCCACAATTGAAACACCAATACCCTGTGTTCCTGATAAAAGCTTTACAACAACAGGGAACTGACCACCAACTGCTTTTACTGCGTCATCGAGAGCTTCCGCGCTAGGGGCTAGAGCGGTTTTTGGAACAGGAAGTCCGGCCGCTTCTAAAGCTTGAGTAGTAAGAAACTTGTTTTCACAAATCTCCATTGACTCAAGAGTATTAATGCAAAAAAAGTTATGTTTTTCTAAGTTGTGTAAAAGATTTCTTGAATAAGTGTTTGCAATAGCACCTCTTCTTGAAAGAATCACTGTGTTACTTCTATCAATTGGAAATTTTGATTTGTCCTCTTTATTCAAAAGAAACAATTCATCGCCCTCGCTTAAAAGTGAGGTTTGGTTGACATTGACTACCTTTGTGACCATCCCTGCCTCCTTTGCGGCATCTGAGATCAGTTTCGCAGTATCGTTGTTTTTTGCCTTTGCTGTTAAAATAACAAGCTTATAAGGCTTTTTAATAACTCCCTCCTGTGCTTCGTTAAGGTAACTCGATAAGCTTTTAATACGCTCGAACATTAATGATATATCTTTTGTTATATATCACAAAATGTCTCTGTCATTCATAGAACGATTAAATGGACTATTGTTTATAATTTTTTGTAACATTGGAAAATGTCTTTCATAAACATGAAAAGAGTTTGCAATATGAGTGATTTCTCCCATCTGTAGGTCTGGATATTCATTTAAAAGATCAGTGTACAATCTTTCCTGTACAGTACAGAACCATGCAAAATCATTAAAGAAACCATAGATTGCATCATTAGATCTCATATTCACCACTGAGTGTAGTTTGTTATTTCTAATGAAAAACTGATGAGCAAGAGTGCAAACAAAATCTCTCTTTCCGTTTTCTACCGAATCATAGTGCATTGATGGTCGATTGTAAATCATAACCGCTTGTCTAGAACCCTCATTTTTAATTAAAGATTCTAAAACATTGTTGTACTGACTGTAATTCTCTTGGGAGTACACCAAATATCCATAGTTAGAATTAAGGCTACCATCATCACCTGAAATGTCTTTCCATATTTGAGCATGTTGACCAATATAATCAGAACCTAAACTCATTGAGTCATACCAGGTGAGTTCTACATCAACATATTTCTTAGGAGTGCTTCTACCGCTAAATGTAAGATATTTTGAATTTGGATCCAATGTAAAAGATGGAGCAATCAACTCAACGAGCTTTACTCCGCTTTTATCAATCACAAAATCTTCAGCAATTACTTTATCCCAAAGTTTCTTTAAAAAAGGAAAAAATATCTCTTCGTTAGTCATTTATGTAGTTTACTATTTTTTGGTGAATGCTTTCAATACTATCGTTTCCACAAAAGATAAGCTTCTTGTTTTTAATAGAGCTCATCTTAAATGCTCTTTCAAATCCCAGCTTTTCTTTACTGATATCCTCAACGGATTTGGAAAAACCGTTTCCATCATCTCTTTTGATTAAAATCTCAGGATCATTTACAAGAACAAAAAGATACAATCTGTCTTCTAACTCATCGATGTATTCTTTTTCAATATCAAAAACAAAATCACCAGAATATCCTCTGTACAATGGACTGTAAACACTTTCTCCTAAATGAGCTCGATTGAAAATGAAGTTTCTTTGAGAGTTCTCAGTTTCACACATCATCTCAAACATGTCTCTGTAGTTTTCATTTGCATAAGAGATCTGTTGATCACTTGTTTTAAATGGAAGCTTTGAATAATGGATCATCTGAGAGATCTCAAAGTTCTTCTCATACAGGTGTTTTATAAGATGAAGAATCTGTGTGTCTTTACCGCAACGGTCTAGACCTTCAACAATAATAAATTTTTGCATACTTCTTTATATAGAAGATTTCTTAAAAAGTTCAAAATCTTCTTTATAAATGTGCTGAATTTTTTGTTTGATTGAATTATTCTCAATCAAAAGTTGTCTGATTAAATCTTTTTCAGGTTCAGAAGCTTTAGCGTTCATCTTTTGTAATTTGTGTGAGAATCCTACAAGTGTTGAAATGTGAGAAAGATTCTTAAAATTAATGAATTGATCAACTCTAAATGGTCTAGTTTCAACGCTATCAAAAGTACACCAGCTTTGAGATTGTACATGTGCATCAAAATCGATTCCAACAGATTCAATTACGTTAACAAAATTAACAAAGTTTGTGATATCATCGTCAGAAGTAAATATTGATCTATATGGTTCTTTTGAGTAAATCTCGTCTGGCCACTTTGAATCAGTAACACGATGTTTTAACTCAAAGAAAGCTGAAATAACTCTTTCAAATGGATTTCTTACAATCGCGTAAACTTTAAAATCACTGTAAGTTGTTTCCAATTCAGTCTGTGTCACATACAAAAACTGGCTATCGGGCAAGTTCTTTAGTGAAGTGCTAGCACACTTTGGAATTTCAAGAAAAATAGACTTAGAAGGATAGTGCACAATAGCGCCTCCGTTTCCATATGAATAGAAAGAAAAGTTTAAGGAGTACCTGTTTGGATTCTGTTTAGTATCACTGATCCAACTTAAAAAATGATGACGACTCTTATTTAAGAAGCTCGCAGCATACAAACTTACATTATCAGTTTTGTACTTCGTAAATCTCTCATAGTTTGGAGTTTTTAAAAAAAGATAAAGCTTTAGAATATCCACAGAAGACATATTTCCAGACGACCAATCGAAAGTTTCACCGGTTTCTTTATCAAAGACACTTAGTTTATAAAACTTACTATAGAGATTAAAAAAATTCTCTTTGGTCGTGACCATACTTTCTTCGTAAGTGGGAAAACGCTTCATTAAATTTTCTTTAAGTAGGTAAACGCTGCTGCAATTATTTGATGCATATCGTAGTATTTGTACTGTCCCAATCTACCACCAAAATGTATATTGGAATACTCATTTGCAAGTTGTTGATACTTGTGATACTTTTCATTGTTTTCGGTATCATTCACTGGGTAAAACGGCTCAGTTTCTCTGGTATATTCAATCGGATACTCCCAACTGACGTATGTTTTCTTTTGATTTTGATCATCAAAGTATTTGTGCTCAATAACACGAGTGTACGGCACCTCTATGTCAGTGTAATTCATCACAGCACATCCTTGATGGTTACCAGTATCCATCATTTCATTCTGCCATGTGATAGATTTGTACTCTAGATCCCCAAATTGATAATCAAAAAACTTATCAATCGGTCCAGTGTAAATGATATTGGATGCACTGCTAAGCCATTTATCCTTTTCATCAAAGAAATCAACGCCTAACACAACATCTATGTCATCCAATAATTTTTCAAAGATTTGAGTGTATCCACTAATAGGAATGCCTTGATACTTATCATTAAAATAGTTGTTATCCCAAGTAAATCTAACCGGAAGACGTTTTATGATTGAAGCAGGAAGCTGAGTAGGATCTTTTCTCCACTGTTTTGTGGTATAACCCTTAATCAGCTTTTCATAAACGTCTTTGCCAACAAGAGAAAGTGCCTGCTCTTCAAGATTCGTGATGTCTCCAGAATATCTTTGACTTTCAATTTTTTCTTTTGCTTCTTCTGGAGTTACAACTCCCCATAGTTTGTTAAAAGTCCACATACTAAAAGGTAAACTGTAGATCTCACCTTTGTAATTTGCAACTGGTGTGTTTTTGTAACTGTTAAACTCAGCAAACTGATTAATCCAATCCCAAATCCATTTTTCATTTGTGTGAAAGATGTGTGGACCATATTCGTGTACATGTACACCCTCTCTGTCTTTAGTATAACAGTTTCCGCCTATATGATCCCTTTTATCAATGACTAGAACCTTTTTACCTGCTTTGTTTAGTTCGTAAGCACATATAGATCCATAAAATCCGGCTCCGACAATTAAGTAATCGTACATTAGAATAAAGCGCTATAATTATTTTTATTTTCTTGATCTTTCCATTGACCTTCGGATGGAGTAAATCCAAAGACGTATTCACACTGTTTAATGTAAAGATCTTTCATATCGTGTTTTTCAACAAGACTTTTTAACTCATCTTCGGTTGAAAAATAAACATCCATGTCTCCAAAAACTTTCTTGTTTTTATCGGTTCCCGTCCACATGAAAATAGGAATACCCTGTAAAAGAGGTTCATAAAAAGTTGCACCAAGATATTGAGAAGGTCGACCCTTTCCGATATAAATTGTCCAGTCAAACTCTCGTAACAGTGTTGGAAGTTCACTGTTTGTAACATAAACCCCATCACCTTTAATCTCATCTTTGAGATCATCAGACTTAGAACCTCTAAAGGTGATATCCACTTCTCCATTAAAAAGCTTATTACAAACTTTAATTCTGTCTGCAGTAAACAGTGGAATATAGATTCCCCTTTTAGAATACAAAGATTTGTAACCCATTGTGGAGGTATCAATATCATACAGAATAAGATCTGAAAGATAAGAAACTGTTATCTGATTTGCGATATCAGCATCAACTCGGTTATCTGCCCAGTTTTCTACGCAGTTCTCATTCATCAAAAGAGTTACATTGCTCCAATCTGCATTGTAAGTGCTGTTCTGTAAAGCATGTGTATTCTTTTCTCTAAAGGTATCTAATCTGGCCCGTTGATCAATCCATTTTCTAAGATCACAAAAAGGAGCAAACAGCTCATCATTATAGAAAATCACAACTTTACCACCAAAAGTTCTAATTGCATTTGAGTAGTCGACTAAGGTTTTTCCGACTATCGATCCAAATGCATTGTAGTTCTCATGGTGAATAAAAAGAATGTCGGCTTCTGTGGTAAAACTTTCATTTACAAGCGTATAATCCGAGCCGGCATAAAGCTTTTTAAAGTACTGTTTGTTTTTCTCTCCAGCACTTCCATCAATTTTACAACGAATGTAATATTTCGCATCAGGCCAAAGTCTTCTTGGCAAGGTCACATCTTTATCGGGTTTAGTGCTTTTTGGAAAGGATCCCGTGTAATAAACATGCACACTTTTAACAGTGTGATCTGGTTGGTTAAAAAATTCTACATTCATCCTAAAGTATATATGTCTTCAATGGTTTTAATTTGCTCACTCCATACGTCTAAATTACACAACAAGGATTTAGATCCATCACTTAAGGCATTCTTTGGATCAGGGTGAATCTCAGCAAAAATACCATCAACCTGCAGTGTTGCTGCAGCTTTCATCAACTGAAAAGAATACTCTGGTTGAGTTGAGTGTGTTGCATCAAAGATAACAGGATACTTAAGCTTTTGCATATCTATTATATGTGTAAAGTCGACAAAGGTTTGATTTCCAGAGTAACTTCCTCTTTCAATCAGTTGAATACGATTGTTTCCAGTATCCAATATCTTATCAATCACATCTCCCATCTCAGATCCTTTCATCCACTGTGCTTTCTTTACATTTACAGTAAGACCGGTGTGACCGGCTGCTTTTAAAAGAGGGGTTTGACGTGAAAGAAAGGCAGGAATCTGAATTTCATCAACAACCTGACTAACCGGATAAGCTTGCCAGGATTCATGAATGTCAGTGGTCAACAACAAATCTGTTTCTTCTTTAATTCTTTTAAGAATCTCTAGCCCTTCGTCGATACCAATTCCGTGAAATGCATCCAATCTTGTACGATTCGCTTTCTCAAAAGAGGCTTTAAACACAAAGGTATGGTTAGGAAATCTCTTTTTTAGCATAACTACAAAGTCAGCAACATAAGCAGTGACTTCGTAGTTTTCAATTGAACAGGGTCCAAGAATGAATTTCATTTTAACTCTTGTGGTAAAAGTTTTTGTATATCATGCCAAATAAAATCAGATGATGTGATAAACGCATCGTAATTTTGAAAATTTTTAAAATCAACCTCATCAGCCTGCATTCTTCTTTTGATCGAATCTCCAGGCATTTGACGCGAAAACAATCTATTCAATCGATCTTCTGCTTTAATATCCAAATAGATGACAAATGATTCATCTCTATCCACACCCTCAGCATGAGAAAGACCCGCCGGAGTCATAATAAAAACTTTTTCAGTATCCCACTGCTCTTTTGTAGTACCGTAAATCCAACCATTAAAAGAAACATATTCTAAAAATATGTTGTCATTGATGTAATCTTGTGCCAGTTCTTCAGAAATAAATTTGTAATCTATGCCTTCCTTTTCGCCCATACGAGCAGGACGAGTTGTATAACTAACAGCATTAGAATATCCATTTTCTAAAAAAACTCTTCTCAGATAGTCCTTGCCTGAAGCGGCTTTACCGACTAGGATAATTCTTTTTTTCACAAAATATCTGAAAGCGAAACAGAAAAACCAAATCTTTCTTTAAACTTGTTAGAATCAATCAATGAATGATCTGCACTCATAAGTTCTCCGTTCTCAACAATCACGTGAAACAAATCCAACCATCCTGATTTCATAATTGTTACGTGCATAGGAGTTTCATCAGTGAAAATAATCTGACCCAATCCATTTGAATCCAAACATAGATTCATGTTATCTTTCGTCTCTAAACTAATCATTCTTTAACCTCGTTAAGTAAGGTTTCTGTAGAAAAATTACGCTTTAAGCAGGTCAGCACATCTTCTGAAGTGGCAAGCATTTCTGCAAATTTGGCAGCTTCATCCATAAGCTGTGGATGTTCTCCAATACCAACTGAGTTCGTAAGATAAACTGAAAGACCGTGCAATGCTTCTAAACGCTTTGCATTGTATTTTGCCATTAAAGCGTCATACATTAAATTTGATGTGCTAATTTCTGCCATATTATTTGTTTTTAATTTTTATTAAAAGCAGAAAAAATGTTTCAAATTAATACCACTTTAATGTGGCATCACCGGCTTGGTGTCCCCAGAAAAGATCCGCCGCTGCTCCTGGAGAGTTTTCAAAGGCGTGAGAGACACTCGCTCCATTTCCGGTTGAGGGTGCATTACCGGTAGGACCTTGCGGGCCCCTCGGGCCCTGCGTACCGCGTGGGCCTGGGTTGGTGGCGGGTCCCTGATGACCAGTAACAGGTGGACCCTGTGGACCAGTAACTCCTCTAGGACCAAGTAAACCGATAGGCCCAATATAACCCGGGTTACCTGTACTAAATGGTCCTACAAATCCCTGAGGTCCACCAGTACCTTGAGAACCCTGGGGTCCGACACCAACACCCCCAGGAGGACCTTGAGGACCTTGTGGATTGGTAGAAACAGCACCCTGTGGACCCCTTGGACCCTGGGGGCCCTGATCCGGGAAAACATTTCCGGTCGGTCCCTGAAATCCCTGTGGACCTCGAGGACCCGCTGGACCCTGTGGTCCAATATCACCAGTAGGGGCGGTTCCTATTGGTCCCTGGTGACCCTGTGGACCCCTTGGACCCTGTGGACCCCTTGGTGCGGTTGCTTGAATGATTCCCTGTGGACCTGTCGGACCTGCGGGTTGAGGACCCTTAAGACCTTGGTGTCCAAGAGGTCCCTGTAGACCTTGATAACCACCCGTCGGGGCGTCATCTCCGGGGTTAACCAATCCACCCTGATTACCAGTAGGACCTACCGCTCCCTGTGGACCTCTTGGGCCCTCAGGTTCAGGGCCCTTAATACCTTGGTATCCTCTAACACCCTGTGCTCCTCTTAGACCCTGATCCCCTGGAGGACCCGCTGGGCTCTGTGCTCCTCGTATTCCAATTGGACCTACATATCCAGCTGGACCCTGGTGTCCCCTTGGGCCGTCAGGCGCCAGCAGATTTCCAGTTGGTCCCTGGAATCCTTGCGGACCATTTGGACCCTGTGGACCGATCGGACCTTGCGGACCCTGTGGGTTGGGTGTGATAGGACCCTGATTACCTCTGAATCCTTGTGTACCTCTAGGACCCTGCGGTCCCAGCGCGCTTGGAAAACCCTGAGGACCTCTTGGACCCTCTGGTCTTGGACCGATAGGTCCCTGGTCTCCACGAGGACCCCTTGGACCATCAAGCAGTGGACTGTTAGTACCTGCACCTTGGTCTCCTCGGTTACCAACCGGGCCCTGAGGACCCTGTATTCCCGCAGGGGATGCTACTACACTACCTTGTGGTCCTTGAGGACCCTGTCCTCCTCTAGCCCCCTGGTCTCCACGGGGACCTGCGGGTCCTTGGTCACCTTGAACACCCTGAAATCCATCAAATCCCTGTGGTCCAATTGGACCCTGTGCTCCACCTGCATAAACTATTCCTGTGCCAGGAAGAACCAGACCACCTTGTGGTCCTTTAAATCCTTGGTGACCCTGCAATCCAAGATAACCCTGAGGACCCTGATAACCTTGTGAACCAACATCTCCCTGGTCTCCTCTAGTTGCGCTGCCGCCTTGACCTCCTTGGAAACCCTGGTTTCCTTGTGTACCTTGAAAACCTCTAAGATCGGCCTGTAAACCTTGATAACCCAGAAGACCTTGGTATCCCTGCGGACCAAACGGACCAATAGGACCTTGAGGTCCTCCAAATACTTCATCTGCAATTTCATCGTACCATCCACCCTGGTGTCCTCTTGGGCCCTGAGGTCCCAATGCGCTTGGGTTTCCCTGGGGTCCTTTGAAACCTTGTGGTCCTTGGATACCTGCACCCTGTTTACCCTGGAATCCCTGATCCCCCCCGGGACCCTGTTGTCCCTGATCCCCTCTGGGCCCAAGTACTCCCTGTGGACCTTGGTATCCTGGATCTGAAGGTAGTGGTAATCCCTGAGGACCTTGAGGTCCCTGTATACCGCGATATCCCCGTGGGCCGATGTAACCCTGGTCTCCACGATTTCCTAAATCGCTTGGAATTCCCTGGTATCCTTGAAATCCTTGGAAACCCTGATCACCTCTGAATCCTTGATCACCAAGCAGTCCCTGAAAACCTCTAAGACCCTGTGCACCTTGAGTGCCTGGGTGTCCTTGAATACCCTGGCTTCCACGATAACCTTGGGGTCCTTCTTGACCCTGTATTCCTCTGAATCCTTGAGGACCTTGATCTCCTCTGTAACCCTGAAAACCTCGAAAACCCTGGCCTCCAAAACTAGTTTGATCACCTTGGTAACCCTGTGGACCTATACCCTGTGGGCCAAAAACACCTTGATCCCCAAGTGGACCCTGAGGACCAGTAAACCCTCTAGCTTCTCCAATTGCGCCTTGGTGTCCTCTGTAACCCTGATCTCCAAAATCTCCCTGGTTACCTTGGAAACCCTGTGGACCTTGATAACCTCCTCTTGCGACATCGCCTGACGGAGCGTCAACCCAACCTCCTTGATTTCCTCGAGGTCCCTGGTTTCCTAAGTGTCCCTGATCTCCTCTGTAACCCTGATCTCCACGGTTTCCTTTTGGGCCCTGCGGACCAAGATAAGTGGGATTACCTTTTCCTAACAGACCTTGGTAACCCTGATCTCCCTGGAATCCTGGATAACCCTGCGGTCCCTCTTTACCCTGGTCTCCTCTAAATCCTTGAGGTCCATACCAACCTGATACCTGTAAAGGTGGATCCGGGACTGGAAGTGGTTGTATTCCGTAACCCTGGTCTCCGCGGGCACCTTGAAATCCAAAAGTCGATGGGTGACCCTGCGATCCTCTGTAACCCTGGTCTCCACGATGTCCTTCAACACCCTGTCCTCCTCTTATAGACTGTGCACCTAGGTAACCTTGGGGTCCTTGATAACCTCTTTCACTGGGATGTCCCTGAAAGCCAAATAGACCCTGCTTCCCCTGGTATCCAAAATCACCCTGAAAACCTCTTTCTCCCTGGTCTCCTCTGTAACCCTGAGGTCCCTGGTAACCGAGTGTTCCCTGAAAACCTCTCGGTCCCTGGGTGCCTCTAGCACCCTGTGGACCTTGGTAACCCTGTGGTCCACCCTGTCCTTGATATCCTCTAGTGCCCTGGTTTCCAAGATCTCCCTGTGCTCCAAAATAACCCTGATTTCCAACATAACCCTGTTTTCCAGCGGCACCGGTGGCACCGACCTGACCAGGATCTGCAAAGTTCAATCTAAAACCGGCAACTCCAACATCTTCAACCTTGAGTGACCAGTTTTCGTTTGTTTGTGGATCGCTTGGATCTGCTACTGGTCTATCAAATGGAAGTCTGTAGCCCTGTGCGCCAGAACCTATCCACACTTCTGGTGCTGCTAAAAAAAGCTTTCCTGATTTAATCAATATATTAAGTCCTGGTGGCGTTGGCATACTAGTTATTTATACAAATTTTTATGGTAGTCTCCATGCTGATCTTGAACCCGCAGGGTTTGCTGGGGTATATCTTACATACTGACTTTGGTTTACGTCCCAAGACGGAAGTCCTATAAGTCCTGCGTTGTTTGTTGTTAGATCACCCTGATGTCCAGTTAGACCCTGATAACCCTGTGCGCCTGGAGGGCCTAGTGGCGAAGGTGGACCCTGTGAACCGGGTAATCCAGTAGGGCCCTGGCTGCCCTGTGGTCCTCTTGGGCCCTGTGGACCTCTTGGACCCTGTGGACCTCTAGGACCTCCTGATGGAGGACCAACCGGACCCTGTGGACCCTGAGGACCTATATATCCTTGGTGACCAGGTTGAATTGGTCCCTGAAATCCTTGTGGTCCTTGACCGCCAACAGGACCCTGGTGTCCTCTAAATCCCTGGTTACCCTGTGCACCCTGTGGACCAGAAGGACCGATAAATCCTAGGTAACCCTGGTCTCCAGTTCCTCCCTGTGGACCCCCTGGACCCTGAGGACCTCTTGCTTCTTGAACTGGTCCAATTGGACCCTGGTGTCCAACAAAACCTTGGTATCCTTGTACTCCTGTAAATACCGGACCCTGTGGACCCTGAGGACCCTGGTCTCCTTGCGTTCCTTGAGGTCCCTGGGGTCCACGTGGACCCAGGAATCCCTGGAAACCTCTAGCACCCTGTGGGCCTGTGGGCTGTGGACCTTGATATCCTCTTGGACCCTGTACACCCTGGTTTCCAATTGGACCCTGGTAACCCCGATCTCCCTGGAATCCAAAAGGCCCTTGGGGTCCAATTGGACCTATACCCTGGAATCCAGCCGGACCCTGGTCTCCTCTGGTACCTGCTGGACCCTGATAACCAGTAGCGCCTTGACCACCCTGTGGACCAGTAGGACCTATTAATCCTTGATCTCCCTGAGTGCCCTGCGGACCAACCGGTCCTTGATTGCCCTGAGCACCTCTTGTTGCGTTGAGAGGACCTTGATACCCTTGATCGCCTTGGAAACCTACAGATCCTTGGTCACCTCGTGTCTGTCCACCTTGATAACCCAACAGTCCTTGACCACCCTGTGTTCCCTGTGGTCCTTGGAAACCCTGATTTCCGGGCGGACCTTGGATCCCCTGAGGGCCCTGGTACCCAGTCGGCTGTGGACCCTGATTACCCCTTGGGCCTTGGCTACCTCTAGCGCCCTGAGGACCTTGGTGACCCTGTAGACCTTGCCAGCCGGCAGCACCCTGGTATCCTTGAGGTCCAAATCCCTGTGCTCCAACTGCTCCAGTAAATCCCTGAATTCCTCTTGGACCCTGTATACCCTGGACTCCCTGATCGCCTTGGTCTCCTCTGATGCCCTGATTTCCTAGGTATGCTCCGCCTTGTAATCCACTAGGTCCTTGGAAACCTTGACCGCCTTGATAACCGAAATTACCCTGATCTCCTCTTGGGCCCTGTGGGCCAGGAACTCCACCGGTATAACCCTGTGGACCAAATGGACCCTGGTAACCCTGATCTCCTCTAGTGCCCTGGTGACCCTGCGGTCCAAGCGGACCCTGTTGCCCTAGGTCACCCTGGAATCCTCTCGGCCCCTGTTCACCTATCACATCATCTCCTTGGTCTCCTCTGATACCCTGGTTACCTCTATCACCCTGTGGACCTTGGTAACCTCTTACCCCTTGGTAACCCTGTAGACCGATATATCCTTGGTATCCAATAACAATTGGACCCTGTAATCCTCTTGGACCCTGAGGTCCCTGTGCGTCCTGCGCCCCTTGGAAACCCAATAGACCCTCGTAGCCCTGATCTCCTCTTGGACCCTGAGGTCCTTGATAGGCTTCACCTATAACTCCAGCATCAGCACCTTGTATTCCTCTGTTTCCCTGATCTCCAAGATAACCCTGTAAACCGCGATAGCCCTGGACACCTCTGTATCCCTGAAGACCCTGAAACCCTTGTGTTCCAGGCCCCTGATCTCCTCGATAACCCTGATCTCCAATATAACCCTGTGGACCTACATATCCCTGGTCTCCTCTTGTATTTGATTGGTAACCTTGGTCTCCTCGGTATCCTTGGTCTCCTCGGTAACCCTGGGGTCCCTGGTCTCCTCGGAAACCATCTTCTCCCTTAGGACCAATAAAACCAGTATCTCCTTGGTAACCCTGGTCTCCGCGAGGACCCTGAAATCCTTGGATTCCAAAAACTCCTTGGTAACCTTGAGGACCCTGGTAACCTCTTGAGTTATCGATACCCTGTTTTCCTTGGTAACCTCTTTCGCCCTGCGGTCCTTGAAAACCTAGAGGTCCAAAATATCCTCCGTATGCTGTAGGTCCAAGTGTAAGACCACCCTGGAAACCTCTGTCTCCCTGGAAACCTCGGTCTCCCTGAACACCTCTTTCACCCTGGGATCCCTGTTGACCCCGGTTTCCCTGGTGTCCGCGAAGTTCTGGGTATTCAAAACCGAGACCTTGATATCCTCTTGGTCCCTGGTAACCCAAAAGCCCCTGGAATCCTCGAGAACCCTGATCTCCCTGGAATCCTTGAGGACCTTGGTAACCCTGTCCACCCTGGTATCCATCAAACCCTTGGTATCCCTGAGCGCCTTGGTGGCCCTGAAAGCCCTGTGGTCCTTGGTAACCCTGTGGTCCCTTGTCTCCTTGGTACCCTGTCACTGAGATTCCTTGGTAACCTCTGTCGCCCTGCGGTCCGGGGTATACACTATCATCTCCTTGATAACCTCTTAACCCTTGGTAACCGGTAAGTCCTTGGTTTCCTCTGTAGCCCTGCGCTCCTAGATAACCCTGTAAACCTTGGTATCCAACGTCTCCTTGATTTCCAAGAAAACCCTGAGGACCTCTTGCACCCTGGTATCCCTGTGCACCAAGATATCCCTGCGGTCCTTGGTAACCTTCGCCGGCGCCTTGAACTCCTCTGTTGCCCTGAACTCCAAAAACGCCCTGAACTCCGCTTAAGTCTTCAAAGTAAACAGTGCCCTCGTTCTTTCCAGCATATAAACTTTCCGAAGGATTAATAACAAGAGTAGTACCATCCGCGGGACCAGTCGCTCCGGTAGATCCTGCTAAAACAAAAACACCAGCTTGAAAACTGGGATTAGCGGTTATAAACGCCTCTCCACCTCCCACTGCGGGAGTTGGATCAACCTTAAGATATGGTGTTCTAATTATATGTCTGCCGTTGCCTGCCATTTATATATGTATCTTTTATCCCAACCATGTAATTGTACTGTTTCCTGAAGAATGGAATATGAGTTGTGCGTTGTTGACATCGTAGTCAGGGAATCCTCTTACATTATCGAAAAGAGTAGTGTACGAGTAACTTGTAGATGCAGGTCCTTGAAATCCAGTAGGCCCAGGAGGTCCCGCTACATCAACACCTTGTGGTCCAAGACCGATGTTACCCTGGAATCCTTGATAACCAGTAACTCCTTGATAACCCTGGAATCCTTGATAGCCCTGTACTCCCCCAGGGGCTCCAAATAATGGCCCCTGGTGTCCTTGAGGACCGTTTGGGCCGCGGGGTCCCGGCGCAACTGGACCTGTGAATCCCTGGTCTCCGGTTGGACCTGTGGTTGGACTAGGGAATCCTTGCGGTCCCTGTACTCCAATATATCCTGGATAGTTTGGACCCATAGATCCCTGTTTACCGCGCGGGCCCTGCGCTGCAGTTCCATATCCCTGTGGACCTTGATGACCCTGAGCTCCTGTGATTGGACCAAGCGGACCCTGTAGACCGAAAGGTCCAATAAATCCAGTAGGACCTGGTGATTGTGGACCTATAAACCCTTGTGGACCCTGGAAACCTACAGTAGAAGAAATAGGTCCCTGATAGCCCTGAGGACCTCTATCCCCTTGATAACCCTGAAGACCAAGAGGACCTTGCGGACCTTGTCCTCCTGCATATCCCTGTGGTCCAATATAACCGGTTGGTCCAATTGGACCTACGTACCCCTGTGGACCCAATTCCGTAACGGGGTTGGGAGATACACCTTGATAGCCCTGTGGGCCCTGCGCCCCTGGAGTAGTGCTGGCGGCGGCTTGGTATCCCTGTGTACCCTGGTCTCCTCTTGGACCCTGATCCCCTTGGTAACCTGTGTAGTTTGGTCCCATTGACCCCTGTCTACCACGTGGGCCCTGTACTCCAGATGCTGGTCCTTGAAATCCCTGATAACCAAGTGTTCCGTCTATTGGTCCAGCTGGACCTTGATCACCTGTAAAAGTACCACTAATCTGACCAGATGGACCCTGGTATCCTGTTAAGTCGTTAGGTCCCTGGTATCCCCTTGATCCCTGGGGTCCAACGCTTGCAGCGATATCTCCCTGATAGCCAACAAGACCCTGCGGGCCAATGAAACCAATATTTCCAAGCGGACCCTGAGGACCTTGACCACCGGTGTATCCTTGAGCTCCATCATAACCTGTTAAAGGTATTGGAGAAGGATTTCCGGGTGGACCCGGTGTAGTGCTTGGAGTGCCCTGGATCCCAACATAGCCTTGAGCACCAGGGCCCTCCTGTGGAGTTCCAAGATTTCCTTGATAACCTCTAACCCCAGGGGTTCCTTGAAACCCGGGTTGCCCGAGGAACCCCTGTGGGCCTTGATAACCCTGTACTCCTCTAGCTCCTTGAAAACCAAGTTGACCCTGATAACCTCTAACGGAACTCGCGTAACCCTGTGGACCCTGGAATCCGATAGGACCGTCAGGACCCTGTGGACCAACTGGACCCTGGAATCCTCTAGGACCCTGCAATCCTTGGAAACCCAGTGGACCCTGGAAACCTCTGACAGTGCCAATAGGCCCTTGATAGCCCTGGTTTCCTAAAAATCCCTGAGGACCCTGTAAACCCGTGTTTGTGGCGGGGCCTTGGAAACCCTGCGGTCCTTGCCATCCCTGCGGTCCCTCAGGACTTGGGAAACCAGTTACGCCTTGTATGCCTCTTGGGCCCTGGGGACCAATTGCAGCGTCAGCACCTACATCATCCGCCTTTGGACCTTGAAATCCCTGGTTTCCTTGATGTCCTCTTAACCCCTCAGGCGAGTCATGTCCTTTTGCGCCAGTAATTCCTTGATAACCCTGGAAGCCTCTCTCTCCCTGTGTACCCTGTGGACCCTGTGGACCCTGTGGACCTTGGAATCCCTGTGTTCCTCTGTAACCCTGTATCCCATTGTAACCCTGTAATCCTCGGTAACCCTGGTCACCTTGATAACCCCGTGGTCCTATAAAAGCCGGTGTTTCTCCATCGGGACCCTGATATCCAAGAAATCCTTGTGGACCCTGGTTTCCTCTTACAGTTGAAGTATCGCCTTGGTGTCCTTGCACTCCTCTGGGGCCCTGGTAACCCTGATCTCCCCTGTAACCCTGATCGCCTACGTTTGCTTCAAACCCCTCGGGACCCTGGTCTCCAAGGGGGCCGGCCTTACCCTGTGGTCCGAGAAAGCCTTCGTGTCCTTGTAATCCTTGGTAACCCTGGTGACCCTGTGGACCTTGGAATCCCTGGTTTCCTTGATGTCCAAGCAGACCCTGTGGACCCTGCAGACCCTGATAACCTCTAGTGCCCTGGTCTCCGAGAGGTCCCTGTGGTCCCTGGGGTCCTTGACTTCCTTGGTAACCGAAAAGACCCTGGTAGCCGAGATCTCCCTGGTAACCTTGAGTACCTTGATAACCTAAAAACGGTAATGGACCTTGATATCCTCTTTCGCCCTGTGTACCTTGGTAGCCACGTAGATCGCCGTCGTATCCCTGTTTTCCTTGGTAACCCTGTGGACCCTGTAGTCCAAGCAAACCAATATATCCTTTGTAACCCTGCGGTCCTCTAACCTCGTTTGTGTTGCCCTGGATTCCAAGAAATCCCTGATCTCCAAAGAATCCCTGATCTGCAGTTAAACCCTGATCCCCCTGGTCTCCACGAGCGCCTTGGGCTCCAAATTTTCCTTGGTAACCCTGAGGTCCTCTTTCACCATCTGCCCCTTGGCGGCCTCGAACCCCCTGGTCTCCTCGAGTTTCTGGGTAATTAGCACCAAGTCCTTGGTATCCAAGTTGTCCCTGTGATCCAAAATCTCCCTGAAATCCTCTTACAGTGCTAGCAGGTCCCTGATATCCTCCAAATACTTCATCTGCAATTTCATCGTAATATCCACCCTGAAACCCGCGCTCTCCTATCAAGCCCTGGGCTCCAAAAGAACCCTGAGCGCCCTTTGTTCCTTGAATACCTTGGTATCCTAAAGCGCCTTGGTATCCTAAAGAACCCTGAGCGCCCTGGGGACCAATCTGAGAATCAAAGAATATTTCACCAGTAGAAGCGTTGTATCTAAGATACTGTCCTTGAGTTCCCACGTGCTGTGGAAAGATGAACCTATCAAAGAAGTTCACCTGCCCAATCTCACCTAAAAATATAGAATCAGCGTTTTTAATTATATGCTGATCAGGCATAATCCTCTAGAGTTATTTTATTCTTTTTATATATTTGATTTTAGTTTGTTAAGTATCTTCCCGGTGATAATTTTTGTCTCAGAAGTAAATCCACTCGCGCCTTGAAGCCACTCAAAGTATCTAGGATCTGATTTATAAACGTCTTTAACATTTTTACCAAAATGTTTTCCAAAGTTAACTGTGATTTCTCCGTTCTTTAATTTATACTTACCTGCTAAATCAACGATTTCATTTCGATGCGCTGTAATTTGTTCCAACTCATCAATTGTGTCGGGAATATCATAAAGAGAAAGCTGCGATTTCACAACCTCAATAGCTGCTAGAACATCAGCTTCTGCAGTGTGTGCATTCTCTAATTTTTTCCCTGTATATTTTTTGTATACGCTTTCAAGCGTAGATGGTTCGTAATGTTTAAGTATCGCATAACCATCAAGAATCCTGTGCTTTCTGTGATTGAAAGGTATACCGGCTCTATAAAATTCTTCTGTTAACAGAGGAAGATCAAAACCTAAAATATTGTATCCACCAAGATCACATTCACCGATGAATTCAAGAACCTCAATTGCAACATCTGCAAAAGACGGTTCACCTATTAAGTCAGACTCACCTATACCGTGCTTTTCAGTGGCCTCTGGTGATATTGCTACGCCTACGCTATTTAGTCTATAGTAAAGCTTTTCCGTTGTGTCTCGATCAATCTTTACTGCACAGAACTCAATAATTCTATCTTCTGATATGTTTAATCCGGTTGTTTCCAAATCGAAAAAAACGATGGGCTTTTCAAACATATGTTTCTTCTTTATATACTAAAAATAAGTATAAGTTTAAGAAGAAGCGAGCAACTTTCCACCCGTAGCATCTCTAAGTTCTAAACGAACTCCACCGACTGCTTGCGCTATGTTTCCTGGAAGATTATTAATTGCAGCAGTAAGACGTGCCATGTCAGCAGAATTGGTTGGTTTTCCCTCGACAACCTTTTCATCCCCGCCACCGGTGATTTTATTGGCAATACCTCCAGCAAAAGTTAATGCTTTATCCACCGTATCACTGGCAAAATTTATAACTTTATTAAATCCACTGTTTTTGTCCGCTAACTCGTTGATTTCACTCAGAACATCATAAACTTTTTGTGACTTTTCAATCTGAATACTATTAATACCAGCAGAAAATGTTTGCATTGAAGTGGCGATTGATTGGAAAGAGAGCGCCATTTGCTGGAGCGGATTCTTGTATTTAATCAAAGTAGCTAACTGTTTATTCATTTTTTGAATAGATCCGGCAAAAAGAGTTGGAATCGCGTAATCTTCATATCCGCTTGGGAAGAATTTATCCAATGCTATATAAAAAGCACTTAATCCCTGCATATCGGTTATTGCGTTGATTTTTCTCAGCGCAGAGTTTATATTGTCAATTCCTTTACCAGTTTCTTGTATAGCGTTCACTCTATCAGAAAGAGATAATACTATCTCCTCTGGAGTCATAGCCGGTGCTGTGCCCGAAATAAAAGAGATAAGAGCACCGGCCGCATTGAATACACTGCTCACTGCGCCACCTAAAGACGCCCCAAGCGTTGCAGCAGCTATTGCAGCTAAACCACCAGCCACAGCTAATAATCCTCCTCCAAGAGCAACAAGATTACCTGCACCGATATTGGCCATTTTTTCGATGAAATCACCTAATGAATTAATTACAACACTAATGTTTGAAATAGCAGAGACTATAATATTTCCAATCATTTCAAATGCAGATTGGAAAATTGGTACAAAGGCTTGTACCACCTCAGCAATACCTGAAAAAATTACCTTTAATGGATCAGCTACTTTCGTTATTAAATCACCTATAAACGGTCCAAGCTCTCGTATTACCTCTTTGAAAATCGGCAATCCTTTTTCAAGAAGATACAAGAAAACATCTACAATTCTCATTCCAAAATAAGACAAAGCATCTGCCACATTATACAGCAAACCTCCAGGTTTAAACATTCCCTCTGGCAACAGTTGTAAAACATACGCCAAACCAACCACCGCTAAACCAGCAACTACAAGCCCGGCTGCTCCCAAGAGAAATCCTTGAATAGTAACGGCTCTTACAATTGCTCCAATAATACCAATCGTAAGAGCAAATGGTATCATACCTATACCAACACTGAACATCCAACCAAGGTCGGGTGCTTTGTATTCTTCTGGAAGCATTTGGAATATATATGCTACTCCAAGAATTGTCGCTGCTATTGCAATACCAGCCAGAGAAGCAAAAAGAATATCCTTTGGTCCAAGATTAAATTTATCAATCGTTGCTGCTGCCAAAACAAACGGTAAACTAAACACAAGAATTGATAAACCAACCTTGAGTGACCAGATTGGATCTGGCGCCTTGTACTCATCAGGAAGAAGTGAAAAGGCATACGCAGCACCAACAAGTCCAAGCGCAATCAATGGGATTGATGCTGCAGTAAGTGCAAGTTGTTTTATGTTTTCAAGTTTCTTTGACGCAACTAGAGCAAAAGGAATTGCAAAAAGCGCAAGAGCTAGCCCGGCTTTAAGAGTCCAAATTGGATCGGGTGCCATGCTTGGAGTCAATGTTGGCATCAAAGAAAGTATCAATGCACTTCCAACTATTCCAAGCGCAACCAATGGAAGGGCCACAGCAGCCCTTCGAATCTGCTTTTCATCCAAATCTTTCATTTTTTCAGCAGCATATGCAAATGCAGGAACAATTATTCCTAGTGCAAGGGAAATGGCAATAACTCCAACTGGATTTAAAACAAATGCAGATGCAATACCAATTGCAATACCAAACGCACCGATTGCTGCTGCCATCAATAAAACATTTTTGGCAGTTGTTCCTAAACCAGCAGCAACGTTCTGTAATTTTTCAGCAGCTCCTGTTCTCTGAGTAGAAACTCCCTTTGAAACAGCATCTAGCTTTGCATTGCTTAAAACTATGTTTGCTTCAATTCTTTTTAGAACTGCAGTCTGTTTCTCGGTTTCAACAATTAGCTTTTCTAAATTTCTAACCGTTGAAACAACTCCACCCGTAATAACTTCAATTGCCTGTGTATTGTTCGCTGCAAGCGCTTCGATTTTAGCCATCGAAGACAAAAGACCCTCTTGAAGTTGAATGGATCTTGATTCAAACCCTTGTTTAAATGCCAATTAAGAATTGATTTTTTTATATATCCTGTTAAAACCTAGGTGGTTTAAAACTAGGCATCTTGTAATTTGAAGTGTTTGGCATCTTTGGGGTCTTTGGAATGTTTTGACTTCTTTCCTGCATCCCCGCTGAGTGCTTTTCATAACTCTTACGCTCAATCTCGTTCTTTTCTTTGAGAAGCTCGTTCAGTTCCTCGATTGTTATTTCAAATTCATAGAAAGGCATGTTTTCAATCTCACTAGGCTGTAACCTTAAATGATAGTAAAGAGCAACCTTTGCCTTAAAGAAGCTCGTCAGAGATATTTGAAATAACGAAGAAAGATTTGACGCCTCCGGGAAATGTTATCGGGAAGGTGGCCTCCTGACCACACTTTCCACAAGAGAGTGAAAACTCGGGTTTAACACCCACTTTAATCATTTCTGCAAGTCTAAACACCGTTGTATACTTAATGCCTGACCAACCGTTAAATTCTATCTCCTTTTGCTTTAGTGTATGTTCATTGAAACTTCTCCAATCTCTAACAAGATATGGAATAGTTTGTGCAAATGCTTTGTCCCACTTCTCCTTTGCCTGCTCTCTCTTTTTAATGTAATCAGTAATAACTCTCATTACACCAATCGTGGGAGGTGCCATGTAGAATGTACCAGAAGATTTGGTTTCAATTACATACGAACGGTGTTCATCACTGTAGTATTTAGATACGGTTTCGTCCTCTTGGTGATACTGAAGATTTGTAGTTTTAAACTCGTATTTATCACCAATCTCACAATCAGGTTGACTGCATTTGCTTGGAACATCCATCATAATTTTATTCTCACCGTTTTTAAAGGTAAGTTCTTTGATAGAAAGAACCACAAAAAGTCGATCCTCTTCCAAGATATCTTTGTATGAACCAGGAGCAGAAACATAAGAAACCCGCGCACAAGAAATAAGAATCTTGTTAATTTTTTCATCAACATCTAAAAGATTGGTCTCATCCATGGTTGAGAAATCTCTAATCTCAGAAACCTTAGCAGGTCTAATCAGGATTTTCATATCGGATCTGTAAAAACGTCCCCTTGACGGTAAGTTTTCCATAACGAGTTCGAGGTGGCCTGTCATCTCTTTAATCCTTTTAATATCAGGATCTTCAGATGGGTTATCGTTTACTCGAACCTTACCGAGAGAAGAAGTAATATTTTCTTGCTCCTCAAACTCTCTTTTTAGTGCTTCTTCGTGAGAAATCTCATCCATTTTTTTTGTGATTTTTTAAAATTTTCTTTGCAACATCCACTACAAAACTTTTTTGTTCAGGTGTATTTTCAGTGATATGTTCTTTTATAACTTCTCTTACATATGAAGAAAGTGAAACTGGTCTCACCCCCTGTTCCAAGGACTTACGAGCAATAATTATGTTTAAAGCACGCTGATCCTCCTTTGTAAGTAGAACCTGAAGTTTTTCTGTCAGATTGTTTTTCATAATATAAGAGTATCATATTATATATACGATAACACATAAAAAAAGAGTCCGAAGACTCTTTTATGTTTAAAATTAATTTGAAATTAACCTCCAACGTTTTCTTCTAACCAGTAATCTGATCTCAAAGTTATTCCAACAATACCGGCGTCTTGTGTTGCATAATCCAAATCGTTGATGAATGTGATTTGAGCAGTTGGAAAAACATCTTTAAATGTAACTCTTCTAAAGATATCACCGGCTCTGTTATACTGAACAACAACCATTGATCCAACATAATCTCTCTTCAATCCCATTTCTCCAGTTAGTGGATCATAAACAAGATTATACCAATTTCTCATTGCATTATAAATGTATGCTTCGTTAGCATCATTTAAGTTCACAGAGAACTCGAGAGTTAGATCAACGAAGGTTTGAGCTGGCATTCCAGCATATGATCTATCTGAGAACTTATACTTTTGTCCAACAGCTTCAATAGATGGATTAACTCCGTCTAAACCTCCAATTTTATTAACATGTTGTAAAATCAAACCCGTGTCTGCATTCGTTGGAGTAAGTATTGTTACCTCAAAAAGATTGGGGTAAATTGGTTCATACTTATTCAAAGATGCCTTTGACTGTGTATAATGTGGTAGTGGCATTTTTTACTCTTTTTTTATATATCGTTTACACAAACTGTCCAGTTGAAATCTGACCGGTTCTTAGGATAGTTGTTCTGTGAACAAGAATTTCCATGCCTTTTACTGGTTCGATGTAAGTATCGAGAATACCAACGTTTGCATCAATAACATCAGGAGTGTTGTTCGTTTCGTCCATGATGTTTCTAAAATCATAAACACCATTTTCTGCTAAAACAGTAGTCATAAAGTTATCAGCAAGCGTCTTAATCTCTAGTCTGGTTTGTGCAGTATTAAATTCGAACAAGTAATTTTTGAGAATAGCTGCAATACCGTCTTGAATGTAAATTACAACCTCTCTAACGTTTATACTAGAAAGAGCACTCTTTACATTCTGTTGAGCTGTTTTGTTTCCAAAGATCACAATCCCAGAACCCGTTTGGAAGATGATTGGGTTCAGCCCGAATGGTTCAATATTGTCTCTATCGGTTGTAGTGAAGTTGTACTCCAGTCCAACAATTCCTCTACCTGATACAACACCTCTTCTGGCTCCTGCAACAATTGACCATGGAGTTGCGTCGATATACTTAGCGATAAAGTCATTAGAAACTGCAGCAGCCGGTGGTACATTTACGTTAACTCCATTATCTCTTACAGTTAAGAATGGAGAGTAGAATGCCATATAGTTCGATCCATCGGTGATTGAAGGAAGCGAGTATCTAACAGTAGGATTCTTACTAAGATCTCCTCCAGTAGGAATGAAACGAGTATCAAACTGTCCTTGTACATTTTTAAATGAGGGATCAGTGCTGTCCTTAAAGTCTTGAACAGAAGGCGCATTTACGATTGCAAATGCATTTTGACGATTCTTCGCAATCTTACCGAAGATTGACTTGGAATTTGCCTCTAATCCATTACCAAAAGTGTCAACCAAATATCTGAATGAAATAACATCTCTATCGATTAATGCATAATAAAGATTTGTTCCGCTTAGGGTATCAAATAAGATATTGTTTTGCTGAGAGTTTGTGCCATCAGGAACATTGTAAGAACCTAACGCAAACCCTGGAAGAGCAAACGCTTGGTAGCAATCAAACCAATTAGTGATTGGCTGATAAACTTCAACATTTTTATTTGCACCTACGGTGAAAAGATAAACAGTGCTCTCACACACAACTTTAATGTAATCTCCAGCGGTAGAAGAACCTGCAGGAACATAATTGCTCAATCCAATAACCTCGTTAATACGAGTTAATCTAGAAGGAACTCCATTTGCAGTACTACCTGGGTTGTTTACTATGTAGTAACCAACTTCAAAATCTCCAGCAGATGCGGCGGCGAGTATAACCTCATTTGGATTAAGTGAAGATCCGGGTTTACCGTAATACTCTGCAGCTTGAACTGAAGTATTTAAAGAACCCTTAAGAGATTGTACTCCAAGAGTACCTGCGGCCTCTTGAACACCGGTGCTATCGAAGAAGAATTTTCCTGCAACATTAATTCCAAAATCAGAATCAGTTGAGATTGCAGTTCCGGTAAAGTTCGCGGTATCAAATGCATTTATTGAGATTACAGGAACTGGATATGAAGTTGCATTGTTAATTAACGTCACCAAATCAGTGGATCCATCGTTTGAATAGATTTCAGTGTCAGTAGCAACGTTGAAATCAAGATAAATTGTATCTGCAACACCATATGTTGTACCAAACTGTGCAATGTCTCCATCGGTTAATACTCCAGAAGTTACATCCGAATAAAGAGTTGATGAGTAACCTCCAAGAATTGTTCCAACGTTACCATCCTTTTGAACAAAATAGTTAATAGAAGTTGGATTCAAATATGGAAGAGAGGTTGAGAACCATGTGTCATTAATAGAAGTAGAATCAACAATAACAGTTGCTGTTGCCGAGGTTATTGCTACTTCGATAACAGGGGCCCAGTATGCATTACCTCCGCTTTCGGCGTAAACATAAGTACCTATCGTTCTAGGATTATCAACATTTGCCGTAAAAGATGCTAAAGCGTTGTAAGCTGCAAGGTTAGTTGTTTTAGTTGCAACAATTTCGATTTCGTTTCCAGTGAGAGATGTAACTGTTACTCCAGAGGCAATTGAAACTGTTGAATGAACAGGTATTGATTCTGAGTAAGATAAATCAGAAACAATATTACCATTGTAAGAAAGAAAATCTACGGTAGTTGGACGAGTTCTTTCGAGTTCGTGACCAACCAAATCGATACCTCCGTCAACACCATCAATAAGCTCGCCCAAACCAAAGGCTGAGGTGTTAACAGCACAGAAAAGTCCGGTTACTGAAGTGTCTTGGTTAATAAGAGTTTCAATGAATAGATTATTTCCGTTCAAATCAGTAAAGTCAGGAAGCAATGAACCTGTGTAAATAGCGATCTCATTTACCTCAGGAAGATTTAAGAAAGCTTGAAGTTGAGTGTCTTGAGTGTCAGCAGAATTTGCCTTTCTGATCAAACCATTTTGCTTATCGAAATAAGGTTCGTAAATAGCATCTGCGGTAAATCTCTCATATGGATAAGCAGCAGATGAATCAGCTCCGTAATCCCCTTGAATTACGATCACATCAATCATAAAGTCAGAAATTAAAGAGTCCTTGTTCAAATAATCAGGTACATTTGAAGTACCGTAGAAAGTTTCAGCCGTGATATTTAACCCGGGAACGTTTTCGTTTGCAGCCTTTCTAACAACAACAGTAATAGGTGTTCTTCCAAGGTTTACAAGATTGAAAAGCTTGTCAATTGAGTTTTCAGTGTAGTTAACATTTGATAAGAATGCTTCTGTTTCAGGAAAGAAAAAAGCATCAGTATTATAATACCCAGAGTATAACTCATTTGCAAACCCTTCATTTGGCTCTGTGGCGCTTGCTGAGAAAATATATGCTTTGTCTTTGTCTCCGGTGGTAGCATCATTATTGAGTCTTAAAAGGTTAAGAGCCAAGATTGGCCCACTCTCAAGAGCAGTTAAACAACTTCTTTGGAAGTAAGAGTCCTTTCTTTCTAGTTTTCTATCGATATTTCCAAATACTGAAACGAAAAAGCCAGAGTCAGGACAGTATACTGGAGTGTTAAATGGGCCTTGGTTAGAAAAACCAACAACCAATCTAATTTGTTCAGCAGGAATACTTACTGTTTGGCTTTTATCAAACTCAAGTCTGTATACTCCAGCAGACTTAAAAGCTGCAATTTTAGGATCTAATGCCATCTTTTGGTATTATTTTTTTCTATTTTTTTATATATCTAACCTGAAATGAAAATTAAACTAGATCGTAAATGTCAAAATAAAGGCTACCGCCCTTAGAATCTTTGTCGAGAATAGTTTCAATTTCATCCTGAAATTTAGCATCCACACTATCAAATTTCTCCTCAACAAAATCAGAAAAATCCAACGTGTGAAAAAACTCAGTTACATTTATGCACGTCATGATAAGATCATCATTTCCCATTTGGCCTTCATAGTTTCCACTTGGAGTTTTGCCAAAAGTACATGCCTCGTACACTGTATTTTCTTCGGCTATTTTAATTTTATTTATCGATAAATATTTTTTAAAGTTTTGACAGAATATGGCCTTGTTATCTCGCTTCAACTTTAAACCGAATTTTGAGGTTTTTGCGTCATTTCTATGTTTAAACTTTACCACAGATTCTTCGTCAAACTCGTTTCGCTGTGGGAAAATGGTTTGTAATCTTCTTATAAATTCAGATCCAAACATGTTCCATTCAATCACAAGTTTTACGTTTTCTGCTTCAAAAATTTCATAGTTGAGAGTGTAAATAATTTTAGCAAAATCTTCGATGGAATGGGTGTTACTTCTAAAAAGACCTAATTGTGACAATCCATAAAATTCAATAAATGAACCAGGGGATGTGACTTTTTCAAAATCACTGCGGCTCATCATATCAATTTCAAAAATATTACAAACTGAATAGTCTCCTCCATTACCCTCTGCAATATCAATTGAAAAAACATAGTACCTGTCTTCATCTTTTAAAGAGTCTATATCAACATCTGGATGCCAGATTAAACCTTTGTAATCTACATCAACATCATCTAAATCATAAAAATCATGATATTCAAAAGTCTTCTTACTCTTTTGAATATTTTTAATGTTGTGTGGAGAAAGCAAAAGATTTGAAGATGCTACAAACTGGTTACCGTATTGTCTGTTAAAGGCTTCTTCGGATCCCAAGTTTGAAACTTCACGCTTCATCCATTCTTCGTCTCGCCCAGGAACCTGCCACCAGTCTACTCTAAATGGCCTATACTCATTGTTTCCAGCACTAGCATCTCTCCAAATGTTATAGAACTTATTAAATCCGTTTGGTGTTGAAGTTATAATTACCCTTGATATCTTTGAAGATGAAATTGTAGGATAAACGTTTTCATAAAAAGTATCCAAAAACGAGTGGTGAATGTGGGCAAACTCGTCCATAAATAAGAGGTGAATGGTAAAACCAATGGCCGCCTTTTTAGAAGTTGCCTGTCCTACAATTCTACATCCATTATCAAACTTTCTGTTAAAAACATCGTTCTTTAAAACACCAGGTTTCATAAACCATGGTAAGTGATCAATAATCACGTTTGCCTTATCCAAAATTTCTCTCGTTGTTGCTCCTTTGTTTGAAAGAACCAGAGCATTTTTATCGAAGTTAAACGTGACATACCAAGCGAGAAAGATAGATGAACAAATTGTTTTACCAATCTGTCTACTTGCCAAACACACAGAAAAACGACTATTTTGAAAATGTTGAAGCATTTCCTCTTGATAGTCACGAAGAACGATTGTTTGCAAACCTTCGTCTGTCATTACAGTACAATAGTTATTTGCAAAGTACATGATATCCTGAGAGCATTTTTTTAGCTCACCTAATTCATGTTCGGTGTATTCCCAAACTATGTTACCCTTTTTTAGATCGGGATTGTTCTCATAGAAAGGAGTTCCTGTCT